CGGGATGGAAGTAGACCCATCCGCTCTGATGGATCATCTCTCGAAGGAATATCCGTTTTTGGTTGACGGCTCATCGGCCACCGGGGGTGGTGCGACGAGTTCTGCAAGTAGCGGGGCTACGAAATCACTTAATCGAGCCGACTTTGACAAATTGGCGGCATCCAAAAAGATGCAGTTCGTGAAAGACGGCGGCATCATCTCTGACTAATAAGGTATTTAAATCATGGCTAACACTTTAACCAATCTCACTCCAGATCTCTACGAAGCGCTTGATACCGTTTCGCGTGAACTGGTCGGTATGATCCCAGCGGTAACACTCGATGCGAATGCAGAGCGTGCGGCCAAAGGTCAAACAATCCGTAGCGCAGTTGCTCCAAGCTCCGCTGCTGCTGACATTACTCCAGCGCAGAAAGCTCCAGACACTGGCGACCAGATAATCACTAACAAGACTCTGAGCATCTCAAAGTCTCGCGGTGTGGCAATCCGCTACAACGGCGAAGAGCAGCGCGGTCTGAACACTGGCCCGGGCTACAACAGCATCCTCCAGAACCAATTCGCTCAGGCGATGCGCACTCTGACAAACGAAGTTGAAGCGGATCTCACTGCGCTTTACTCTCAGGCGTCTAACGCATACGGAACTCCCGGCACTACTCCATTCGGTACTTCTGGCGATTTCAGCGACGCTTCATTCGCTCTAAAGCTGCTAAAAGACAACGGTGCGCCGCTGACTGGTAACCAACTCGTTGTAAGCTCTGCCGCTGGCGCTTCTATGCTCGGTCTGCAAAGCCGCATCGACGTTCAGGGCAACGACTCTATGCTACGTCAGGGCGTTATGCTTTCGACTGCTGGTATGGACATCCGTGAGTCTGCGCAAATCAATGCTCACACTAAAGGCACTGGCGCGAACTACGTCACAGACGGCGCAGCATCTGAGGGCGATACTGTTATCTCTCTCAAGACTGGTACTGGCACTATCTTGGCGGGTGATACAATCACTTTCGCTGGTGACGCGAACAAGTACGTCGTAACAACAGCTCTCGCTGCTGGTGACGTGACTATCGCAGCTCCCGGTCTGAAGGCAGACGTAGCGGGCGACGTAGCGGTAACAGTCGGCAACGGATACGCTGCTAACATGGCGTTCAACCGTGACGCGATCGTTCTCGTAACACGCGCTCCGGCTCGTCCAGTTGAAGGCGATCTCGCTGAGGACGTCATGCTTATGACTGATCCGCGTTCAGGCATCACGTTCGAAGTGTCTATGTACAAAGAGTACCGACAGGTTCACTTTGAAGTAGCACTCGCTTGGGGCGTCAGCGCTATCAAGCCAGAGCATATGGGTATTCTGCTCGGCTAAAAGTGATCGCGGGGCGTCTTCGGGCGCTCCGCATCATTCACGGAGAGGACTATGCACGCACTACCAACAGTAAAGATCGACCGGGATGGGCAAGCAGTTACCATCAATGAGTCTGATTTTGATCCCAAGACAATGAAGCTATTCGGTGCAAAGCCAGCGGCCAAGCCGAAGGCAGAGCCGAAGAAGACTCGCAAGCCCAAAGCGGAGAGCTAAATGGCTACTATCATCGTCGAAGACGGCTCAATCGTCGCCAACGCGAACAGCTACGTCACTACTGCCGAGTTCACTCAGTATTGCGCAGACCGTAATATCACGATCTCTGGCACTTACGGTGACGAGTCGCAATTGCTTATCTTGGCGATGGACTATTTCGAGCAACAGCCGTTCCGCGGCATTAAGTACATCGAGACTCAGCCGCTCCAGTTTCCGCGTTCGGATCTATGGATCGACGGCTATCTCACAGATTCAGACCAGATACCGCAACTGGTCAAAGATGCGCAGATCACAATCGCCATCTCTATCATGGCGGGCAACGATCCGCTCTCAACAGTAGATCGAGCAGTGAAGCGCGAGAAGGTCGACGTACTCGAAGTGGAGTATATGGACAACGCTTCAATCTCTACAGTTATTCGAAGCATCGGCAACGCAATGCGCAAGCTGGTGACATCAAGCACTGGCGGCAACAATATCCGAACCATCCGGGGCTGATATGGGAATCAATTACACAGCTCTCGAATCTACTGCGACGCGATTGCTCCGGGATAACGGTCAGGCAATCACGTTCACATACGAAACTGGCGAAATCATCAATCCAGCGACGGGTGTTGTAACGACGCCAGCGACTCAATCTACTGTCAGTGGGCATGGAGTCGCGACGAACTATAAGAACGCTGAGATCGACGGACAGAGCGTTTTAGCGTCAGATCTAAAGCTGCTCGCCAGTAATGTGGCGTCTGAGCCGAAAGCGAACTGGAAAGTCGGTGTAAATGGCAAGACTTGGCGCGTTATGCAAGTGATGCCAATTAACCCGGCAGGGACTAACGTCATGTATATATGCCAGATTAGAATATGAGCGCAGCAGAGAAGGACATCAATACAGCTCTCTCGGTTCGTTTGGCTGAGATCCAGACTGCCGGAGTCCCGCCAATCGCTTACGAGAACGCGGAGTATACTCCCGTCGAAGGAACTCTCTATCTGCGCGAATCATTCCTGCCGAATATCAAAGATGCGGTCGGAGTGGCTCACACAAGCGCAGACGATTACGAAGGACTTTATCAGGTCAGTGTAATGGCTGGTCGCGGCGATCGTCGATTCGCTGCTCAAGAGCAAGCCATTCTCATCGCGCTGCACTTCCCGCGTGGCGCAGAGTACACATACAACGGCGTAACGGTTAAAATAACCGGGACACGGCTGGCATCTGCTATCACCGAAGACGGCTGGTATCAGACTCCGGTCACAATCAGTTGGAGGGCGCTCGTTTGAGTTGGGAATCTGACTGGAAGAAGATCGAACAAAAGATCGACCGGACTCTGAATCAGGGAATCCGAGCGACTCTTTTCGAAGTAAGCACGGCAATAATTAAGGACACTCCGGCAGATACCGGGCGTGCCCGTGGTAATTGGCAAGCATCCGTCGGTCGCGGGGCGACTGGGGAAGTTTCCGTAGATAGTGTGAGATCGGGCGAAGCCAGAGCAATCGCAGACGTCGACCAAACAGTAAGCGTGGCAGTGGGCGATCTCTACTATCTGACAAATAACCTTCCGTATATTGAACGTCTGGAGTATGGCTGGTCTAAGCAAGCTCCGGGCGGGATGGTTCGGAAGAATATGCAGAATTTTAACCGCTTGTTCGTGAAGAATCTCAAAGCAGCAAGCAAATAAGAGGCAATTAACATGGCTATTCAAACATCTGCGGGCACTACTCTGGGCGTCGTCTCAGGTCTTCCCGCTACATACGACGAAGCAGGATTCGCGGCTCTCACATTCGCTACAGTTGGCGAGATTACAGAGATCCCAGCATTCGGCTCAGTTTACAACTTAATCACTCACTCGCCTCTCGGTGAGCGTCGTGTGGTTAAGCGTAAAGGCTCAGTAAACGACGGAACTCTGACTCTCTCATTCGCTGCTGACGCTGCGGATACTGGTCAAGTTGCGGCGAAGGCTGCTGCGACTACTGACACAGAAGTCTCAGTTGCAATAACTTACCCGGACGGCGAAATCGATTATTTCACTGGTTTGGTAATGAGCTATCAAGTAAACGCTGGTGGCGTGGACAGCATCAAGTCAGACAGCATCGTACTAGAGCTGACAAATGCACCAGTAAACGTAGCAGCTTAATAAAACACACATTCGGGGCGTGACTTATGGATTTAGCGAGCATTGACTTACAGGCGGCAGCGGAAGAGGGAGTTGAGGTAAAGCTCCAGCATCCGGCTAATGGCGAGTATCTAGTAGACGATGAGGGTGAGCATTTAACGATTGTTATTCTCGGCAAAGATTCGCAGACGTGGCAGAACGCCGCAAAGCGAGTTAATACCCGGAACGCCAATCGTTATAAGGATCGAAAGATTCCGAATGCAGCACTCGAAGCAGCGCTCTATGAGATATTGGCAGAAAGCACGCTGAAGTGGAGCAAGAACATCGAGTTCGACGGTGCGGCATTAAAATGCACCAAAGAGAACGCGAATATGCTCTATGAGAAGCGCAACTGGATCGCCGAGCAGTTAATGGAAGCGGCAGGGGATCGAGCTAGTTATTTTTTGAAATAACGGGGCTGCTGGGCAAATACGTTCAGCAGTGGGCTTGGCTCTCGACCCGGGCTAAAGACAAAGAACGATCACGCATCGACATGATCGATAGTAATGAGATAGCCGGACGGTTCCCAGACGTGGAGCCGTTCGGCTATATCATAGAAATACTCAGCAGAATTGGAGTCGCATTAAATAGCGGCAACGGGGTTCATGGGCTGACTTGGCAAGAGATCGATGCTTTTGTGGCGAGAACGCAATTGCATCTAACCGGGTGGGAAGCTGAGACCATAAAACGGTTATCCGCTCTATATGCCAGCAGTGTGCTAAAATACGACAATCAGGACGTTCAATCGCCCTACCGCACGCAAGAAGAACGGAAAGACATCGCCAAAGGCATGAAATCAGTTCTGCGCGGCATCGTAATAAAGGACAAGCATGGATCTAGCAACGATACAGATCAAAGTCGACACTCGACAAGTCAAAGCGGCTAACGAAGACATCAAGCAGCTCGGCACGACCGGGCAGATGGCGAGCAAGAAGGTTAAAGCCGCAAACGACGATATGGCGCAAAGCGCTAAAGGCACTGTCTCGGCATTCAAACTGCTGGGCGGCGCTATTGCCGCTCTCGGCGTCGGCGCTCTAGTGAGCAATTTCACCAGAACAGTCACAGAGTCAGAGCGATTAAAAGGCTCACTCACAACTATGACCGGAAGCGTCGAGAATGCCGCTTTCGCATTTGGCGAGCTAGAGAGATTCGCATCTCAGACGCCATATACTCTCGATCAGTCGGTCGAAGGGTTCATTAAGTTAAAAGCACTCGGACTAGACCCGTCAGAACGCGCTCTAAAGTCATACGGAAACACTGCCGCGGCGATGGGTAAGGATCTAATGCAGATGGTCGAAGCGGTCGCAGATGCGTCTACGGGCGAATTTGAGCGTCTGAAAGAGTTCGGCATCAAAGCATCGAAGGAAGGCGAGCGGGTATCTCTGACATTTCAGGGAATGACGACAACTATCGGCAACAGCTCGCAGGAAATTCAAGAATATCTACTCCAGATTGGTGAGGTACAATTTGGCTCGGCAATGGAAGACCAAATGAAGCGTCTTCCCGGGCTACTTTCCAATCTCGAAGATAACGTCGCTGCGTTATTCCGTAAACTCGGAGACGTCGGCGGCATTAAGTTATTCAGCGCTGCGATTACTGGCGCCAGTGCCGTTATTGTCGGAATAACAAACAATCTCGACGTTCTAGCTATTGGGCTGAGCGCAGCTCTGGCTGGATTCGTCGCATTTAGCGCCGGATCAATAGCGGCATCAATAGTCGCTGGATTTAGCAGAATGAGGGCGGCGGTGCTGGCTCTGAATGTGGCGATACGGGCGAACCCGATCGCATTTGTTGCATCTGCCATTACTGCTGCGGCGGTAGTAATTATCGCCAACTGGGACAAGATAAAAGTCGCTGCTGAGAGAGCTGGAGTTCAAATTCAGATAGCATTCGAGAAAGTGAAGATCTTTCTCATGGAGTCTTTCGCTACTGCGCTTAATTCGATAATCAATCTGTTTAGCGACGTTCAAGACAGAGCAATCGCAACGATGAGTGCGGTGGCTGCTGCTGCCAGAGACCCGCTGAATGCTTTCGAGACATTCAATCAAGTATTCGATGAGACTCTAGCAGGATTAAGATCTGGCAGAGACTCTGCCGATGTTTTTGGCGGCTCTATAGCAGCAAGTAGAGCGCGAGTCAGCGAGCTAGAAGGTAGTCTGGAGACGATGAACACTGAGGTGGTAACTACCGATGAGGTCGTCGGACAAACAGTACCATCGCTCTCTGACTTCGCTATCCAGATCGGCGAAGGCGCTACTAGTGCTGAAAATATGGCGCAGGGACTAGAAGCAGCAAAGACAAAGACCAAAGAGTTGCTCGGACAACTAAGCAACGAGACCGAAGCTCTGAGCATGAGTTCGCGCGAAATAGATATTCGCAACAATCTACAGAAAGCCGGGGTGGATGCTACTTCCGAACTCGGCAAAGAAATTATCGCTGCTACCAATAATTTTCATAATGAGAAAGAAGCGATAAGCAAAGCGGCAGATCAAGCTAAACGACTGGCTGAAGAGCAAGCGGAAATCGCCAGACGTAACGAAGCGATAAAGAGCGGACTATCCGACTTCTTTATGGATATGTTCGAAAACGGTCGAGACGCATTCGACAATCTGGCGAAACAGTTCAAAGCCATGATCCTGCAAATGATCGCGGACTGGGCTGCATCTAAGATTGTCGAAATGATTACTGGTCAATTCAATGGGCTGGCAAACAATATAAGCGGGATGTTCAGCGGGATATTCTCATCTCTCGGCAACTCGCTTTCTGGCTTGATCTCAGGCGCCGCATCGGTCGCAGGAAGAATACTGGGCATCGGTGGAGGAGCGGCTGCTGCTGGCAGCGCTGCGGCGTCTCAAGCAGCTATCGCGGCTGGCACGAGCACTATGGCATCGAGCGCGGCTGCGGCTGCGGGCGGCACTGCTGCGGCTGGTGGTACTGCCGCTGCTGGTGGCGGGATAGGAGCAGGGATTTCTGCTGGTTTAGCTAAAGCCGGATCAGCGATAAGCGCTGCCGGGGCTAAGGCTCTGGCAATAGCGACTCATCCGATAACTCTCACCGTGGCAGCAGCGGCTCTAG